CCCGGCCCGCCTGTTCCCAATAATGCTCGGGTGGTGAAATTGGCAGACACACACGTTTGAGGGGCGTGTGCCGAAAGGCATGCGGGTTCAAGTCCCGCCCCGAGCACCATTTGGGTTTCCATCGCAAGTATGCATGGATCAACGGCTTGGAAGGGATGCACGGAGGTGGACCGAAAAACGGTTGCCAGATTGACATGGCAACTCCGGCATGTGGCTCAAAAGAACACCCTCCAAACGCAAACCCTCCTTCAGGGTATCGGAATTCAAAAATAGATCGGGATCCACCTCGTGGCGGGTCACCGGTTTCGTCGACGGGAAGCGTATTCGGTGCAACTTCAACTGCCCCGAGGATGCCGAGGCCGAGCGCCGGGCGCTGCAGGTAATCGCCCTTCAAAACCAGCCCGACCTCCAGCGCGTCGTGACGCGCCTCTCCGACGAACAGGTTCGCGAGGCCGAGGCGGTCTTCCAGCGCCTCAAGGGCCAGCCCCACTCGCTCCAGTTCTACGTGGACTACGCCCTCACAAACTACCGCGAGCCGGAATTGCAGAAGCCCCTCGCCGAGGCTGTGCAGGAATACGTCGCCACCAAGGAGCGCGAATACGAGCGAAACCTGATCTCGATCCGCCAGATGCGATCCATTCGTTACGAGCTCGGTCATTTCCGCAAGGCTCATCCTTCCGCAAGCGTTGCCGAGTTCACGCCTGCCAGCATCATCTCGTTTCTTGAGCGCGGCAGACCGGCTCTGAAGACGATCAACAACCGGCGCGGAATCCTCTCCACGTTCTTCAAGTATGCGTGGCAGAGGGACTGGACGAAGGTCAATCCGATCGAAAAGACGCCCCACATGCGAATCGGCCACCGGCGTGGTTCAGCCCAGACCATCGACGCTGATACCGCCGCAAAGCTGATGGAGTATGTCGAGGGCTACCACGGCGGTGTCATGGTTCCCTACTTTGCCATCTGTCTATTCGCCGGAATACGGCCCTGCACGCGCAGCGGCGAGATTTCAAAGCTACGCCCTGAAAACATCCGGCTATCGACGAGCACCATCCATATCGAGCCCGAAGTATCCAAGGTGCGTATGAAAAGGAACGTGACGATTCAGCCGAACCTAGCCGAGTGGTTGAGAGCCTACCCATTGAAGGACTACCCAATACTCCCAGCCAACACGGAAGCCATGCGCAAGGAAATCTTCACGCGCTTCGAGATGTCGCACGACATCCTGCGGCACACGTTCATCTCGATGTTCGTCGGCAAGTTCCGCTCGATGGGCGAGGCGGCGCTTCAGGCGGGCAATTCCGAGTCCATCATCCGCAAGCATTACCTCGACCTGAAGGATCGCGAGGAGGCGGAGGCGTTCTTCGCCATTCTGCCGAAGAAGCAAGTTCCCGCCGCTCCGCCTGCGCCAACGCCGGAGCCCGAACCCATCGTCCTGCCCGTCCGCCGTCCGACGGGCTTCTCCGCACGCAAGACGGCAGGGAATGCCATCGCATGTTGACAGCTGCATTTACACGTATGAACACGACCACAAACACGACTCCGATCACATCGGCTAAAAACAACAAAGCATTCACCGACCTGAACGGCCTGCGCGCCGCCGGGTTCTGGCCCAACGGCAAGGCGCCCTCGGTCCGCACGCTGCGCGACTGGACGCGCCTGCGCCTGTTGCCCTACCACAAGGTGGGCCACTTCGTCTTCTACGACGTGGACGAGGTGGAGGAGTTCATCCGCACGCGGCTCAGGATCGCGCCACGGAATGTGGCCTGAACAGCGGCCCGGCAGGCAGACACGGCGGCATAGCTTGAGTGACCCTCACGTGCCGCCGTTCTTGTATCCGCTTGCACGCACTTGCATTGGCTCGATTCCCGGCGCCGCGCAAGTTGTGGTGGATCATGAAGATGCGAATCGGTTGACGAGAATCTTCATGAAAATGCCTGCCTCTGCTTGCCAAGTAACGGTCAAGTCGCATCATGGAGTTTGCTCCCAACGTAGAGTCTGATTCCGTCAGCAGGGGTATGCGGGAAGGAGCCGCCGATGGGTATGGCGACTTCCCATCCACGCCGGGCTTTGGGGTCTTGGCGCGAGGGGCATCCTGTTGGATGCAACTGGCCCCGCCCAACTGGAGGACGGCGCACTCTCCAGATGCAGACGGATGGTGAAGGGATCTGCACATGGCGGGCCCTTCCGAATCTCTCCCGTATGGCAACGTTCAGGACTCTGGCTTTCGCCCGACCGGCGACTCTCCGGGAGGTCCGCAGGGATCTCCTGTCCAAACTTCTCACGCCCCACGCGGCGTTCCTCAAAGCACGCAAAATCGAACTGTCCTCCCTCGGGGACGCCAACAATCACGCGGCGCTCGTCTCGCTCTCGGACGTGCTCATGCAGCCCGGTGCGGACACGCCTCCGGCGCTCGTGGACGCGCTTTTCTGTATCAGCGAAATCGCATCTGAGGAGACCTTCGAACTCCTCGTGGAAACCTGCGACCGGCTGAGCCTTGTCATCGGCACGGAACCGACGCCGATGGACCTTGCGGTGGCCCTCTGGACGCACGCGCCCGACGAGGCCCGCAAGATCCACTCGGAACTGCTCCCGCAGCGCATCCGCTCCTACGAATATTTCAGCGCCGCGGACGAGGACCCGAAACGGCCCTTCACGGGCGCGCCCGAGTCAGCACTGCGCATCATCGAGAAGGACCTCGACTCGTGGTTCATGCACAAGAAGATGGGCTGCGGATGCCGCGTACACTGCTACCAGCGCGGCACCGAGACGTGGTTCCTCATCCGCCACGGCGATTCCTACCGGCGCGAGGCCACGGTGGCCGACAACGGCGCGCCGGGGGCCGTCTGCTTCCGACCCGAACGATACGACATCGTGGTGTACGACCAGGCGGCGGACGAGCTGCGGATCAACGCCCGTTCGATGACCGTGCGCGACCGCTATCGCAGCACTTTCGGCCTCTACCTCTTCGGGCACGAGGGCCACTTCCCCTGCACGGGCAAGTATTCGCTGGAGCCGCTCCGCCGCTTTGGCCGAGAGTCACTCACCTGCACGGACATGCCGGGTATTGTCGGCGTCCGCCTTGTCGAACTCATCTACGAAATGGACGGCATTCCCCATGAAAAGCTCGTGCGGAAGGCGGCGGATGTCTTCGCGGTCCTCGAATACAACAAGACGCCCATCCCGCCGCAGGCGCGGCTCCTCCGTGCCCATTTCCGCGTGCGCTTCCGCGACAACCCGAAGGAACGGGCGATCGTGATCAAGCCGAACAACGTGACCCAGTACCAGCGCGACGGGGACAGCGAACTCATCGAGGAGTGGCTGATGCGGCGCGGCTTTGTCGAGAACAGGAGGATGCTAGGAAATGCCCAGCGCGAGTGCATTCTGGAAGTCTCTTGAGGTGGCGATCGGCACCGGGGCGAGGGAAGAGCGGTGGCGTGCGGCGCTCGGGGACGAGTTCCCATACGCGGTGCGCTACCTCGCGCCCATGCCCAGCCTCGCGGAGCAGGTGACGGCCACAGATCCCGGAACGGGCCGGACGCACGACTACCGCATCGTGGAGCACGAGGACGGAAGCCTTGCCGGCATCTGCGACGAGGAGGGTGCCATCCATCGGCGCGAGTTCCGGCGGGAGGAGCTCGTCCTCTTCCGCCTGAACGAGGCCCTGTTTGCGGAGAACCTCGCCCGCTGCCTCGAACTCGAACCGGTCTTTGAAGCCGTCACGGACTGCACGGCGACGTTTGTTATCTCGCGACTTCGGGGACGCGGCGGCGAGGTCGTGCCCGTCGTGTTCGCTCGGGCACGCGACGGGGCCGCGCTCCTTGCCACGGTGCAGGCCCTCCGGCTTCGCTTGGGCGGGCCGTTCGTCCTTCTTCTCCCCACGATGCGGCGGGCCACGGCGGAGGTGCTGGACGCCATCGGCAAGGCCCGCGCCCGGCTCCTTGCGCTCGAAGACAGGGTTCTACTCCGCAAGGCGGGGCTTGCCGCGACGAGCGAGGCACTGGAGGAAATGGAGGACCTTGCCGAGGCCCTCGTAGGCGAGGAGGCTCCGAGTTTCCGCCACAGCGGCAGCGCAGGCTGGGCCGATCTCACGATCCGCTTCGAGGAGGCGGAACTTATATCTGTGTCCCTTCTCGGGGCGAGGAAACAGCGGATGCGTCCCGCCGACATTGGCCTCGCCAGCAGGACGACCGGGGAGATGGACCAGCAGTGGGGACTACTCTACGCCTTTGCGCTCGGTGGCGGGGAAATGACGCGCCAGAGTAGCCGCGCATCTCCCTTGAACCAGAAGCGAAAGGAGCGCCTCGTAAAGAAGCTCAAGGCGTTCTTCCAGCTCCCCGGCGAGCCGATCCTGTCGACAAGTGACGGCGGCTGGCGCACCGTTTTCAGGGTGATCGCACCCAAAGAGGAAGAAATCTGAAGAAAGTCTCCAAACCCGCATCAAACCGCCCTTTCCGGGGCGGTTATTTTGTGCCCTGACGGGGCGTTGCGGGGGCTTGGGGCGTCGACACGTCGACATGTCGACAAGGCGGGTGAGCAACGCACCCGATGACACTCGAAGAGAAAGTCGACCTGATCCAGTCCTCCCTTGAGGAGCTGCGCGCCGAACTGCGCCGCAGGAGCACCGCCTACAAGGCGACGCTGACCGTGCGCGAGTTGGCCGAACGCTGGAACGTGGGAGAGGAAACGGTCCGCATCCTCATCCGCCGTCGGCAGCTAAGGCCGATCCGGGGCTTCCGGCCCTACGTCATCACGATGGCCGAGGTCATGCGCTACGAAAGCGCGGAAGGAGGTGCCGCGTGAAGACGACCGAGCACCGCATCCAGGTGGCCCTCTTCAAGTGGGCCGCCATCGCCTCGGCCACTCATCCCGAGCTGCGGCTCATGTTTGCGATTCCGAACGGCGGGGCCCGCGACGCCATCACGGGCGCGCTCCTCAAGGCCGAAGGCGTGAAGTCCGGCGTGCCGGACATCTTCCTGCCCCACGCGGTGGCCCCGCATCACGGCCTCTTCGTCGAGATGAAGACGCCGGAGGGCCGCACGTCCCCCGCCCAACGCGAGTGGCTGAGCGCCCTCAGTCGGCAGGGCTACGCCGTCTACACCGCCTACGGCCTCGAAGAGGCCATCGGCGCCATCACCCGCTACCTCACCGCTTTTCAGCCCCGGGAGGAACCCGGGCGCGAACCCAAGGAGAAAATCCATGACTGACAATGCATTGCCCATCTTGCGGGGCCGTATCGCAAGACCGCAGCGCGGCGTGATCTACGGGCCGGAGGGCGTCGGCAAATCGACCCTCGCGAGCCAGTTCCCCGCGCCGGTGTTCATCGACGCAGAAGGCGGCACGGCGCAGCTCGATGTCGACCGCTTCCCCCAGCCGCGCGAGTGGCGGGACATCACGGGCGCCGTCGACAGGCTGTCGACAAGCGAGCACCCGTTCCGGACGCTCGTCGTCGACACGGCGGACTGGGCCGAAAAGCTCCTCTCCGAGCATATCTGCCACAAGACCGAGAAGGACAGCCTCGAAGACTTCGGCTACGGCAAAGGCTGGACCTACCTCGGCGAGGAGTGGGGCCGCTTCCTCGCCTCGCTCGAACCCCTGCGCGAACGCGGGATGCACATCCTCTTCCTCGCGCACGCCACGATCCGCAAGTTCGAGCAGCCGGACGCCGCCGGTGCCTACGACCGCTTCGAACTCAAGCTCTCCAAGGGTTGCGCGGCGCAGCTCAAGGAGTGGTGCGACATCCAGCTCTTCGCGAACTACTACACGAAGGTGACCGAGACGGACGGCAAGCGCCGCGCCGTCGGTGGCCGCGAACGCCAGCTGCACACGACTCACAGCGCTGCCTACGACGCGAAGAACCGCCACGGCCTCCCCGAGACGATCCCCATGAGCTTCGCGGGCCTTGCGTCGGTCTTTCCCGCCAACTGCAAGGTGGCCCAGCCTGCACCGCCGCCGCCCCCGGTCCCGTCCGGTCCAGCGAGCGCCGAACAGGTGGCCAAGATCGAACTCTACTGGGCGACGCTCAAGAAGAGCCCCGAGGACAAGACGAAGGCATTCGCATGGCTCGGGGCCGACGCCGTGCCGGGCGTCGAGAACTGGAGTGACCTCACGGACGTGCAGGCGGCGCGCCTCATCGCGCTCTTGCAGAAGAAGATGAACGAGCTCGGCAGCGCGACGGGCGAGGCCATCGCCGCCGCTGGACGGGAGGTGCTGTCATGAGCCTGAAGCTCTACGAAACCTACTACGAGCTGGAGGCCGTCTGGCGCCGTGCGGAGATGGTCCTGACCAAAGAGATGACGGCGGGCCCCGACGGCATCCCGATCAGCGAGGCCGACGCGCTCGGATGGATCGAGGGCGTCCTTGGCCGCATCGGTGGCGACGGGGAACGCAAGGCCCTGAACCTTGCCGCCATCGTCAAGAACTACCGCGCCGAGGCCGCCGCGCTCGAAGCCGAGGCGACGCGCCTCTTGCAGCGTCAGGCGGCGGCGGAGAAGACCGCCCGGCTCATCGAGGCCCACATCGCCCGCATCGTCCCGGAAGGCGGCGAGCTGCGCGATTCCCGCTCCGTCATCGCATGGCAGAAGACCCCGTCCGGCACACCCGCCTTCACGATCCGCTAACCCCCGAAGCACAAGGACCAACATGAAATACGTATCCACAAACACCGAATCACGGGCCCGTTGCGTCAAGCCGGGCGAATACCTGCTTACGATCCTCGAAGCGGTCGAAACCATCTCGAAGTCGACCGGCGACGAGATGATCAAGCTGAAGCTGGAGGTGGAGGGGCACGGGGCGACCCTCTACGAATACCTCGTCTCGAACGGCTCCAGCGCGTGGAAGATCGACAGCTTCCGCCGGGCGCTTGGCGAGCGCGTTGTCGAGGGCGAGGAAGTCGAGATCGACACCCGGAACCTCGTCGGGCGTCAGGCCCGCGCGAAGCTCCGCGTCGAGACCTATCAGGGCAAGGACTCGAACAAGGTCGATTACTGGCTTAGCCCGCAGCTCGGTGCCGCTCCGGCAGCCCGTCCGGCACCCGCGCCCAGCGCAAAGAAGGAGGATGGCGATGAGCCATTTTAACCTGCGGCCCTACCAGACGCAGTGCATTGACGATCTCCTCGCCCGGTTTCGGGAGTACTCGCGCCTCCTCGCAGTGCTCCCGACCGGAGCCGGGAAGACGATCGTCTTTGCTGCGCTCGCTCACCGCCTCCAGCCCGTGCGGACGCTCGTTCTCGCCCACCGCGACGAACTCATCCGTCAGGCGGCGGACAAGATCGCCCGCTCGACGGGTCTCGTCGCGGAAGTCGAGAAGGCGGAGGAGTCGGCGGGCATGGAGGCGCCCGTCGTCGTGGCCTCGGTGCAGACGCTGGCCCGCGAGCGGCGCCTACACCGCTGGCCGCGCGGCCACTTCGGCCTCGTGGTCGTGGACGAGGCGCACCACATCCTCGCCGACAGCTACCAGAACGTCCTCGGGCACTTTGACGGCAGCGCCAAGGTGCTCGGCGTGACGGCGACGCCCGACCGTGGCGACAAGCGTTCCCTCGGCGAATACTTCGACGAAGTCGGCTTCGAGATTGGCCTGCACGAACTCATCAAGGACGGGTATCTTTGCCGCATCGTCGTCAAGACCGTGCCGCTACAGATCGACCTTGGCGGCGTGCGGACGATGGCGGGCGACTTCAGCGACGCCGACCTCGGGCAGGCGATCGAGCCGTATCTGAAGCGCGTCGTGGCCGAGATGAAGGCCGCGATCGGGAAGCGCCGCACGATCGTGTTCCTGCCCCTCGTGCGCACCTCGAAACGCTTCGTCGAACTCTGCCGCGAGGCGGGGCTCTCGGCGGACCACGTGGACGGGGCGAGCGAAGACCGCTCGGGCATCCTCGCCCGCTTCGCACGGGGCGAGTTCCAGATCTTGAGCAATTCGATGCTCCTCACGGAGGGCTTTGACGATCCCGGCGTTGCCTGCGTCGTCTGTCTGCGTCCGACGAAGGTCCGCGCACTCTACTCGCAGATCATCGGGCGCGGCACCCGCGTCGCCCCCGGCAAGGAAAACCTGCTCGTCCTCGACTTTCTCTGGCACACCGAGCGGCATTCGCTCGTCCGCCCGGCGCACCTGGTCGCGCCGACGGCGGAGCTGGCCGAGGACATGACGGCGATCCTCGAAAAGGCGGCGCAGGAGCACGGCGGCGAGGCCTTGCAGGAGCCCGAACAGGACCTGCTCGACCTGGCCGACGATGCCAAGACGCAGCGCGAGGCGATGCTCGCCAAGGCCATCGCCCAGAACTCCCGCAAGCGTGCCCAGCTCATCGACCCGGTGGAGTTCGCGCTCTCGCTGCACGAGGTGGACCTAGCGGAATGGGAGCCGACTATGAAGTGGCACGAGGCACCGCCAAGCGACAAGCAGTTGCGCCTTCTGGAACGCATGGGCTTCGCGCCCGATGCCGTCCGCAGCCGTGGCCACGCTTCGGCCATCCTAGACCGCGTCATCACCCGGCGCGACCTGCGCCTCGCAACGCCCAAGCAGCTCAACTTTCTGCGGACGCACGGATATCCCCGTCCTGACATTGCCACGTTCGACGAGGCAAGTGCATGGATCGGCGAAGTCCTTGGGAGGGGCAAATGAGCCTACGAAGCGAGAGCCAGTGGGCGCACTTCCCTGTCGATCGTCGGGCCCAGTTCCTCGCGAGCCTTCCGAAGGTCATATTCCTTCTGGAGGCCGAGCCAGAACTCCGCGCTCGTCCCGAAGTAGCGCGAGAGCCGCAGGGCTGTGTCGGGCGAGATGGCACGGCGCCCCTTGATGATCGCCGTGACGCGGCTGTGCGGGATTCCGATATCCACCGCCAGCTTGTACTGCGTGATGCCCATCTCTTCGAGGAACTCCACGCGGAGAATCTCGCCGGGATGGGGGAACTTCAACTTCTCACTGTTCATGTTCTGATCCATGGAGCCTCCTTAGTGGTAATCGACGATTTGAACTTCAAAGGCGTCCCCCTCTTCCCATCGGAAGCAGATGCGCCACTGTTGATTGATCCTGATGCTGAACTGCCCTGCGCGGTTTCCCGAGAGGGCCTCAAGCCGGTTGGCCGGAGGCACCCGAAGGTCGTTCAGGGACTTTGCCTGACTGATCATCGCGAGCTTCATAAGCGCCCTTGGCTGAATGTCGGAAGGCAGGCGTTTCGAGCGTTCCTGATTCCAAATCTTTTCGGTCTCGGAGTCTGCAAAGCTCTTGATCACCGACTTAATATCGGCACATTTCCGCGCCGCGTCAATATCTATTTCCGCAAGGCGTCAATATGAGATACAAAAGTAATGGCATACCAGAGCCCACCTCCGCCGATGCCCGCCGCATTGCGGAGGACATCCTTGGGCCCGTCGAATGGACGGACGAGACCTCCGGTTACTGCCGCTGCCCCGGCGTGGAGCTGCACACCTCGCCGACGCGGGACCACGACTGCCGCGTGTCGCTCGATCAGGAAGACGGGCACGTGCCAACCGTTTTCTGCTTCCACAATAGCTGCCTAGCCGTCATCGAGGAGGCAAACCGCTCGCTGCGCTCCGCGCTCGGCAAGGCCCGCTGGGGCCGTCAGAACCACCAGAACCACTATGCTGGTTCCGGTGGTTCCGCAGGTGGTTCCGGGGCGGCGGCGACTGCCCCTGTCATCACGGACGCGAACGCCTTCGAGACGCTCCTGCGCAGCGCCTTTGAGGCGGACGAGATCGTATCCATCGCCCCGGCGGCGGTGCCGGAGACAGGCGGCAAGGCGGTGCCCGAGCACGGCGGGGTCAACATCTTCACCCGCGACCAGTGGCTGGAGAAGGTGGCGGCCAAGGGTGGGATAGGCCGCGTCTTCGGGAGCCGCGAGGGGCTCTACATCCGCATCAATCCCCTGACGCCGAAGGCCCATGGCGGCGATAAGGACGTGGCAAAGCTCCGCCATGTCTTGATCGAGAGCGACTCGCTCCCGAAGCCCGAGCAGGAACGCATCCTGCGCGCCTCGGGTCTCCCCATAGCCGCGCTCATCGACTCCGGCGGTTCCTCGATCCATGCCTGGGTGCGGGTGAACGCCAAGAACGTCGCCGAATACCACGAGCGGCGCGAGAAGATCTGGAAGAGCGTCGAGTCGCTCCAGATCGACCCCCAGAACCGCAATCCCTCGCGCTTCTCGCGCTGCCCCGGCGCGCAGCGGGGAAGCTCCATGCAGCGGCTCCTTGCCGTGAACCTCGGGCCCGCCACTTACGAGGCGTGGGCGGCAGTGGCGACGGCGGATGCGCTCCCCGGCATCGTGGCGGCGGACGCCTTCTGTGCCGAGGACGAACCCGATCCGCCGCTTCTCATCGACGGGCTCCTTTTCAAGGGCTCGAAGATGATCATCGCTGGCCCCTCGAAGGCGCGCAAGACGTGGAACCTGACGGACCTCGCCGTATGCCTCTCGGTCGGCCAACCATGGTGCGGCTTCACGACGCGGCGCTCGAAGGTCCTCTATGTAAACCTCGAACTCCAGTCCTTCAGCTACCGCAAACGCATCCGCTGGATCTGCGAGAAAAAGGGCATAGCGACGGCGGAGCTCGGCGGTTTCCACCTCTGGAACCTGCGCGGCCACGCCACGGAGGTGACGCGGCTCGTCGGGGACATCCTGCGCCACGTGAAGGACGCGGCGTACGACCTCATCATCGTGGACCCGATCTACAAGACTTACGGCGACCGCGAGGAGAACAGCAACACCGACATGGGGCAGGTCATGAACGAGCTGGAGGGCCTCGCGCGGCTTGCGAAGGTGGCCGTCGTCATCGCGGCGCACTTCCCCAAGGGCAACCTCGCCGCCCGAGACGCCATCGACCGCGTGGCAGGTGCGGCGGTGTTCGGGCGAGACCCGGACGTGCTCCTTGTCATGACCCCGCACGAGGAGCCGGATGCCTTCACGATCACGCCCATCCTGCGCGACCTGCCGGGCATGGGCGAGTTTGTGATCCGCTGGGGCGAACAGTGCTTCCAGAGGATCGCTGCCGACCCCAAGGCCGTCGCGGGGCGGGAAGACGAAAAGGGTCGCAAGCGCGAGCGTGCGTTCACGCCCGGCAGCTACCGGGAGATGTTTTCCGAGATGCCGCCACTGCGCAACGACCGCGACCCCGAGAAGAGCGAGGTGCTGGCCCACATCGCGGCGGAGCTCGAAGCCAGCGGCAAGGACCCTGCGAGCGCCCAGAAGGTGTTCGACAACATACGCCAACCCAAGCGCCGGATACTCGTTTTTGATCAGGAGTCCAAGCGTTGGCGCGGCATCCATTACAAACCGTCAGAAGAAGAGCGAAGAACCGCCGCAGAACCATAGTGGTTCCCGGTGGTTCCAAACCCGGAACCACCCCGGTCCATAGGACCACCGGTTCCCGCCCCGGTCCTGTGGACCTGGTCCTACTCTCCCTAAAAGGAGAGGGAGAAAGAGAACTACATTCTCTCTTTCTCCCGCCTGCAATGCAGGGGCTTTTTATAGCCCTGCATGCAGTCGTGGGGTGGCGGCGGCGAAGACCATGAGAAACGAAACAGCGACAAACAGGAAGGTAGCGATGCCATGAACACATTTAGCGACGAAAAACGAATACGCGACGACGCCTACCGCAAGGCATACCGGGACTGGGTGGCGAAGTTGCCGCGCAAGGAGCGCCGACGCCTCGAACGGCAGGGCCTGCTCGAACCCGCAGTCGATCCTCTCCACATCGGCAAGGGCGAAGACATCTCCGCCATGCCGATAGCTGACATCACCACGCTGCCCCATGTGGGGATGAGTGGCGATGAGGGCGATGCCGTGGCTCGTGGTGGCGAAGTAACGAATGCCCCGGCGCCCGACGACGGGGCGGAGGCGGTGTGGGACGCCCTGCGCCGCGTCCTTGGCGAACTACTCTCGGAGGACAACGCACGGCTATCCCTCGAATGCCTGGCCCTCGTCAGCGGCGTCGGCTTTCAGGGTAGCTCGATGACCGAGATCGCCCGGCGCCATGGCGTCACCCGGGCGGCGGTCTCCAAACGCTGCGTCGCGCTCTCGCGTGAACTCCGCCTCACCCGGTCGCGGGCCATGCGCTCGTTGACAGCCCGGGCCTCGTATCGAACCGCACAGAACAACCGCTATGAACGACATGAACGCTTTGACGATCGACGGGGCATCCGTCCGCGTGACTGAACAGGGCCTGCACTTCGAGGGAGAGGTGACTTTCGAGGAGTGGAGGGAGCTTGGCCGCAAGGTGGGCAGTGTCGCCCGCACCTCGCTCTTCCTCGTTGGCGACTGGCTGGTGTATGGCGAAGCCCGCTGGAACGGCGGACGGCGCTTTGAGGCGATGCCGGAGGAGCAGCGCAGCCGCTACGAGGAGGCGATGCAGGAGACCGGCCTCGAACTCAAGACCCTTCAGAACGCGGCCAACGTCGCCCGCAGCATCCCGATCGCGGAACGCCGCCCGGAACTGACCTTCGAACACCACAAGGAGGTGGCGCGGCTCAAGGACCCCGAGGCTCGGGGCGAGTGGCTCGACAAGGCCGAGAAGAACGGCCTCTCGACGCGGCGCCTGCGCAAGTCGATCCTCCTTGGCCGTGTGGCGAAGGACGCGGAACTTTCCGGCGGCGCAGCGGATCGCGGGATCGACAACCACCTGCCCTGGCTCAACCGCCTCGGTGCCTGGTGGGGCGAGTTCCGGGAGTCCGGCTGGATCGAGGGCGCGACACGAGAACAGGTGGAGACAATGCTCCGCGACTTCGGCCCCGTCCTCTCGATTGTCGAGGAACTGCGAAGCGCGGCGGAATCCAAGGAATACACGGCGGACATCGAACAGTCTTGAACCCGCTTGCATTGGCTCGACTCCCGGCGCCGCGCCACGAGGGGAACTGGCCGGGGTCGCACCCTCCATGCATCCCCCAATCCGCTTTTCACAAGTTGGCACAACTGCCCTTATCATGGGGATGCGACTCACAACAAAACGAGGTTATGTATTCGGTGAAGTGTCCTCGGCCATGCAGAAGGCGATCCGACGCGGAGACGCCACTCTGGCCGGTTACTGGGCACTTGAACTCTTCCACAGCGGCTACGGCGCCTATGTCTGGCGGCGGCTGCTGACGATCAGCGCGGAGGACTGCTGGGGCATCCTCACGGCGGAGATCAAGGCTCTGCAGGACAGCTACGCGCTGATCAACCTGCGCATCCCGGCCAACGAGCCCAAGGGGCGCATCTTCATCTCGAAGGCCGTGATCCTGCTCGCAGAGGCGAAGAAAAGCCGCGACGCGGACCACCTCCAGAACTTGGTCTATGACGAGCAGGCGGGCCTCGATGCGGAAGCCCTCGAACGGGACCTGCGCGAGGCCCCGGAATACATCCCGATCCCGGACTACGCCTATGACTGCCACACCCGCGTCGGCAAGAACATGGGCAAGACCAAGCGCGACTTCTTCAAGGCGGAGCAGGCCGCGCTCAAACCCCGCGAACCGGGCCTCTTCGACGGCCTTGTGGAGAACTGGTAGGAGCCGCAATGAGAGACGCGACCAAACGAGTTCCACTCTTTCCCCTCGGCACCACGGTGGCCACTCGCGGCATCATCGCCGCAGAGGTGGACCCGTTCGCCCTTTTGCGACGACACCAGTGCGGCGACTGGGGCGACCTCGGCCCCGATGACAAACAGCTCAACGAAAGGGCGCTCCAGCACAAGGAGCGCCTTTTTAGTGCCTACGATACGCCCGCCGGGAAGGTGTATGTGATCACCGAATACGACCGCTCGCTGACCACGGTCCTCCTCGCAGGGGAATACTGAAACCGATGCAAAATGGTGGGACAATCCGCATCTTCCGCGATTTACAACATGTTGCCAATCTGCTGGTTAAGGTATTACCATGCATCATAACCAGCTAATGGAAAACAACTTGGGGAGGGCGGCATGAAGGCTCCCGACCCTGACGCAGCGCGGCTCCGTTTCGGGGTCGAGCTTGAAACGAAGATACCGGCCTCGGCCTCGATGATGGTCGGAGCCTACCACAGCGGCCTTGCGGTAACGCGGGCCTTGTCCATGAACGGAACGCCGCTCGCGGCCCCGACCTTCAACGGAGAAACGTGGAGGGCGGAACGGGACGGATCGATCACCGCCGACCCCGGCGAGGTGGCCTGCGAGTTCGTCTCGCCCATCCTCCACGGCGAATACGGGCTGGAGGTCCTCTGCAACTTCGTGGAGTGGCTCAGCGCCATCGGAGCCCGGGTGGACCGCTCCTGCGGCTGCCACATCACCGTGGGCATCGAGTCGGTCATTGGCAGCACGAATGCGGACGAGATCAGCCTCTTCGTGCGCAAGCTCGCCCACATCGGGCACTGGCACGCCAAGGGCCTCTACGGGCAGACGGGAACCGGGCGGCACCAGAACCACTACTCGCACACCTTTGCCGAGGACGTGGACCGGCACATGCGCCGGATCGTGCGAACGAGCGACGCAGCCGCACGCCAGAGGGCCGCCGAGGCCTGCGGTCGCGGGATGATCAACTTCCGCAAGGCATTCCGCACGGACGCCTCGGGCAATTACATCGGCGCGGTGGAGTTCCGGGTCTTCGCCGGGACGATCAACCTCAGCAAGATTCTGCACCACCTCGCAACCGTCCTCGGCCTTTGCCGCCGGGCGCATCAGGTGCGCTGCCTCGGGGGCTTCCGCAAGAACAAGCTCCAGTGCGAACGAACGAGAGACGCGGTCAGCGCCCTGCATTTCCTCTGGGATTACCTCGGGTGGACGGGTTCCTCAAGGCCCGTCGCCCTCGGGCAGTTTGGTCGGCTGCACAGCGGCTTCGCGGACTACCGGGGCGAGGCGGAGCGGCTCTGTGCGCGCTTCGACGAACTCTTCCCCAACGTGAACCTGTAACTGGAGGAACCGAACATGTGCGTCATCCTTGTCTGCCCTCCGAACGTCAGGCCATCCCGCGAGGTCATCACGGCCTGCGCCTTCGCCAACCCGGACGGGGCCGGATTCGCATGGAAGTGCGGCCCCGGAAGCCTCGCCTACGAGAAGGGGCTTGAGGCGGAGGAACTACCCGGTGCCCTCGAAGGCGTCCCGGCCTCGGCGGAGCTCGTCATCCACTTCCGCCTGACAAGTCAGGGGCCGACTCATCCGGCGCTCTGCCACCCCTTTCCCGTGCGCCGCACGCCGGGACTCGAACGCCACGGCACAGCCCGGGAGCTCCTCTTTCACAACGGCACTTGGCCCGGCTACCGGGATGCCGCCGAATACTTCGACGACCTTTACGAAAGTCTGCCCGCGCGCGGCCTTTATTCCGACACCTACGTCATCGCCGCCATCGTGGCGCGGCAGGGTCCGAAGGTCCTCCGCAGGCTACCCGGGCGCTTCGTCCACTTCACGACGCAGGGCATCACCCTCCACGGGGACTGGCAGTTTTACGAGGGGATGCGCGTCAGCAACCTCTTCTTCACCCACTGGCTGCGGACGCTCGATAAGGGGCTTCTCGGGCCTGAAAACGACGACTTCCGGTAGGAGAAACACCATGGGCAAACTCTTCAAGATCGTGGCGAGCCGGGCAGGTCAGGTGGTTTACGAGGACCGCATCGAGGCCGATTCCCCGAGGGCGGCACGCGAGGGCATGAAAACCCTGATGGGTCTTCGCTCCCTCTCGGGCATCGTCTACACCATCACGGAAATTCCCGTGGACCTGATCCGGGGCATCGTGGACGCCCGGTTGGCTGAAGCCTCGGTGGCCGGGGACGGCAGGCCGGGCTTGGACCTCAACTCACTCATCGGGGCAGCGGTGCAAACGGCTGTTAACGAGCGTTTACGGGCTCTGGAACGCAGGCTCACGGCTCTGGAGGAACGGGGCACAGAACCACGTCGTCAGGAACGGGAAAGGGTGGAGGCACCAGCCCCGGCACAGCCTGCGGACTCGTATCCAGACTGGGCGGCCATCCGGGCGCACTACGAGGAATGCGGCAGCCCCAAGCAGACGGCGGCCCGCTTCAACCTCTCGGTCAACACCCTGAAGGGTCGCATCCGCCGGGAGGGCTGGAGCCGCCAGAGAACGGTGTGGGTCGACTGAACGCGCCCGCGAATGCGAAGGTGTCGCCCTGAACGCAGTAGAGTGAGCGCGGATGCAGCGAGCTGCGCCTGACAGAGCCCGAGAATAAGCAATCTTTTAAGCGGCCCGCGTCTGTCCTGGTTCCGAAAGCACCCCTCCTTCCTTCCATGAGGACGCCGCTTTTTCACTTTACACTTTTTGCATCGTGAGAAGCGCCCTGTTGACAGCCCGCATCGGGCGTGATCCCGATCCACTGCGCCCATACTACACTTGCCGATCCGGCAACGCTACGGCCCAATCCCGCCAATCCGAACCGGCACAGCGCCCATCAGATTCAGCTCCTTGCCGCGATCATTCAAGAGCAGGGCTGGCGGGCGCCGATCACCGTCTCGAAGCGGAGCGGCCTTGTCGTTCGCGGACACGGCAGGCTGGAGGCCGCCATCCTCATCGGTTGCGAGCGCGTGCCGGTGGACGAGCAGGCTTATGACTGCGACGCCGCCGAGATGGCGGACCTCTTGGCCGACAACCGCCTCGCGGAACTGGCGGAGATCGACGAGGGCTACCTGCGGGGCATCATCGAGCGCATCCGCGAGAGCGACCCGGACTTCGACGTGGAGCTGACGGGCTTCAGCGAGGCGGACCTAGAAAAGCTCTTTGAGGACGAGGAGGACGCTGCGGACGAACTGGAGACGATCCCCCGCATGGAATGCCAGGCTTTCGAGCACCACGACTACCTCGTTTTCATGTTCCACGACCTGCGCGACTGGATGCTGGCCCTGCAACTCATCGGGGCGCGCGAGGTGGATTACTCGATCACGAAAACAACGAAGAAAATCGGCCTTGGCCGCGTCCTCAATGGAAAACGACTCATCGACCTTGCCCGCCGCGCCTCTGCCGCCGGGCTTCCCGGAACTGCGCCCTCTGTCCCTGCGCCTCGTGATCCTGAGCCGCAGCCGTTCGCGCACGATCACGAGCCACCGGCTCTTTCCGCAGGCGACGCTCGTCGTCCCTGAATCCGAGGCGGCGGACTACGCGCACATCCCGCTGGAGCGCGTCCTTGTGCCGGACGCCATCGCGGGCATCTCGGCCCTGCGCAACTGGGTCTTGAAGCGCTTTGACGAGGACGCCGTGGTGATGCTGGACGACGACATTTCGGCCTGCATGTGCATGGTGTCGCTCAAGGTTCGGCGGCTCTCCGTGGTGGAGACAAGCGCCATGATCCGCAACACGGCACACTGCGCGTTCGGGGCCGGGGCGCGACTCTTTGGCTGGCACCAGCGGAGCGATCCGCGCCTGCTTCAGCGGAATGACCCCTTTGGCGTCAACCACTGGGTGGGCGGCGCGGTGGGCGTGGTCGGGCGCGGCCCGCGCTGGGACGAGCTTCTGCGCTGCAAGTGTGACATCGACGCCACGCTGACCGAGCTCATGGAGAACCGCCTTGTCTGGAACGAGGCCCGGTTTTGCTTCATTCAGGAGCGGGACAAGAACCTCGGGGGCAACTCGATTTTCCGCAGTGCGGAGCGCATCGAGGCCGAAAAGCGTTACCTTGCGCGCAAGTGGAAGGCTCACATCCGCTTCGAGTCCTACAAGAGTCAGGACCGCGTGGCAATGGACGCGCCCCGCCGGCAGAGCGTCTCGATTCCGTGATGAGAGCATTCTCCAGTCGTCTGGCGTAGTCATGCAAGGTTCGCAGAGCGAACCTTGTCCCGGGGACGGGCAGCAGGAAAAGTTCCGGCTGTGTTTTGCAGGCGGGCAGGGTCTTCGCCCAGCCCTGCCTGCAAAGCCTTGCCGCCTCCTTCCCCTGCAGCCCGCCTGACCACGCCATCCGACTGGAGAATGCTCCCGGTTGACGCCCCGCACCCGGCATGGAGGCGGCGAGCGCAGATCTGGCGAAGAAGATTTTGAGCCGCGACTTTGCGAACCTTGCCAAGCGCGTGCAGAGCGGCGGCAAGCTGACGCGCAACGAGCGGGCTATGCTCCAGTCGCTGGCGGGTGGCGCGGAGGCTCCGGGCGTCACGGTGGCGAAGAATTACGTGGAGCTTGCCGGGGCGCTCGGCGTCTCGCGGCAGGCGGTCCATGCGTGGAAAAAGTTGGGGGACGCGCCGCAGCCCGCCTCGAACGGCCTGCACGATGTGGCGGCGTGGCGGGAGTTCATGCGCCGCCGGGGTCTGAAAGGGGGCGCGGCGGCTGCGGAGGGCGATCCGGTGTCCTCCCTCAAGGCGCGTCGGCTCCTCGTCGATGTGGAGGAGCGGGAGCTCCGCCTAGCCGCAAAGCGGGGCGAATACGTGTCGCTCTCGAAGGTCGAGGCGGAATGGAACGGCCTAGTCGGTCAGGCAACGGCACTACTGCGAAGCAAGTTCGAGCAGGAGCTTCCGCCAGTCCTCGCGGGTCTCGATGCCCACGGTATCCAGATAGAATGCCGCCGGGCGATCGATGAGGTGTGCAGGACGCTGCATGGCGGGGAGTGAAGAAGCAGAGTTGCTTGACTATGGCTTGTCACGGCGAAGAAGCTATGCCCGTGAATGCCGTAGTGGAGATGGACGCCAGACTACTCGCCCGAGCCAGAGCGAAGGCCGTGGAGATGGGCGTCAGCCTTGACGAATTTGTCGAGAGTTCCGTTGAAGAATACTTGGAACGAACCGAACAAAGAATCGTGCTGTCCGTATCGCTCGCAGTTGGTGAGCCGCTCTCCGAGGCTGAACTCATCGAAAAGCAGCGCAGGATTTCCGATGGTGACGATTTGAAGAGCTTGGGTAATCCCACGCCTGACTTGTTGGGTTGACGATATTCTGCTCGTCATGGAGCAGCTTCGCGACATCTGGCGCCGTGCTTGGCGTCCGCCGGACCGGCGTTCGCCCTGGGCTTGGGCGGAGGAGCACATCGAGGGCATCTCGTATTCGCCGGTGCCGGGGCGCTTCCGTTCCGAGCACAGCCCGTGGATACGCGAGCCTTTGGAAACGCTCGTCGATCCCCGCGTGCGCATCCTCTCCATCATTGCCCCGATCCAGTCCGGCAAAACTTCGATCGGCGAGATCGGACTCTCCTACATCATCGCGAACATGCCGGGGCCGACGCTCTGGCTCGACCAGACGGACGAGGACGCGAAGGATCAGGCGGAATCGCGCCTGCACAAGCTCTTCGAGGAGTGCCCGCCCGTGCGCTCGCTCTTCCCCGGTGACCGGCACAAGAAGCGGACGACGACGATCCACTTTGCCAACGGCATGACGCTCTGGGTCCTCGGTGCGCACAACAAGACGAACCTCCAGCGCCGGTCCATCCGCTGGCTGATCGGCGACGAGACGTGGCGCTGGCCCGTGGGCCACATGGCCGAGGCGGAGGCGCGCGTCACGGCCTTCGGCTGGCTCGGCAAGTGCCTCTTCCTCTCCCAGGGCGGCGAGGAGGGCGACGATACGCACCGCAAGTTCGAGACGACGGACATGCGGGAGTGGACCTTCGCCTGCCCGCACTGCGGCACGCGCCAGCCCTTCCGCTGGGAGAACGTCGAATGGAGCAAGGACGCACGGATGGAATCCGGCGGCTGGAACTATGGCCGCGTGCGCGAGACAGCGAGCCTGCACTGCGAGCATTGCCAGACCTACTTTCCGGACACCGACCGGGTGCGGCGCGAGCTGAACGCCACGGGCCGCTACGTTCCGCAGAACCCGACCGCATCGAACGAGAACGCGGGCTTCCACTGGAACGCCCTCTGCGCGATGTCGTGGGGGCGCCTCGCGGAACTCTACCTGCGGGCCAAGGAGCTGGCGCGGCAGGGCGATACGACACAGATTCAGCAGTTTTACCAGAAGCGCCTCGCCCTGCCGTGGAAGGAATGGGTGGAGGACTTCCGCATCGAGGTTTCGAGCGGAGCCTACCGCCTCGGTGAGCCGTGGGAGAGGGAGGGCGCGCTCGACCCGCACGGCAAGGTGCTGGAGCCGCCCTTTGCCGACGGGCTGCCGCGCGTGCCGCTGCGCTTCCTCACAGTGGACGTGCAGCGTGACCACTTCTTCCTCGCCGTGCGTTCGTGGGCGCCGGACTGTTCCTCGCGCCTACTCTGGTGCGAGCGCGTCCTGTCGTGGAACGACATCGACAGTGTGCAGGACCGCTTCAACGTGCATCACAACCTCGTCTTCATCGATGCGGGTTACAACCCGTACGAGGTGTACCGCGAATGCGCGGCGCGGGGCTGGACGGCACTCATCGGCGACAAGCGGGCGACCTTCACGCACAAGCTCGCCAATGGCCAGAGCGTCCAGCGGTTCTACTCCCCGGTGCGCAAGGTGTTCATCGGGCGCGGGGTCATCTGCCGGACGCACTTCTGGTCGAACCTCAACATCAAGGACACGCTCGCAAGGCTGCGCCGCAATGCCGAGCCGAAAAGCGGGGCGACGTGGGAGGTGCCGGAGGACGTGCCGGAACTCTACCTCGAACACCTCGAAAGCGAGCGCCGCGTGAACCAGAACGGCAAGTGGCTTTGGGAGCAGATCGGCTCGCGTCCGAACCACTGGCTCGACTGCGAGTCCATGCAGGTGGCAGCGGCCTACATGGTGAAGCTCATCGGGGCCGATCTGCCGGGGGAGAGCGGTGAAGAGCCTGCGTCCGGGGATGTGGAGATCGGAGAAACCGTTCGCTGAGCCGCTTCAAAACAACGTCGGCATCTTCTGCATTCATCGAGCCGGATTCGAATGCCTTCACGCGGCTCAGGCACTCATCGTCCCATGTGTCTGTGATGGCGGATTCGTCAGCGCCGCCAAGGCTTGCAAGCAGCATGTCGGCGAGTCTTGCCCGTTCAGATACGGGTAACCCCATCATAGCCGTTTCCAGCTCGTGTATCGGAATAGGCATGGCGTGAATGTAATCGTATAGCCCGCACCCCATCAAGCCATGTTGCAGCACATGGTGTGGGCGATGTGAATCAGCAGCCTCGCTTGACTTTGCCGGATGTTATAACCATTGTGGTAACATGCTACTTGAAGCCAAAACTCGCAAAGTCGGGAACTCTGTTGGGCTGATTCTTCCGAAGGAAGTGCTTAGCCGGATGAATGTGCAGGAGGGAGATCGGGTCTTTCTCACTGAATCCTCTGACGGTAGTTTCCGCATCACGCCCTTCGATCCCGAGTTCGAGGGTCAGATGGCTGCGGCGGAGTCCGTCATGAAGCGTTACCGCAACACGCTGCGGGAGCTTGCCAAATGAACGAGCCTCGCTGGCTTTCCCCTAGCTTTTTTCTGGCTGTGCACGATCGTCTGGTTGCCGACTATGGCGGTTCCAGCGGTTTGCGAGACTTGGATCGACTTGAGGCAGCTGTCAGTCGTCCACGTTTGTCATTTTCCTATGGCGTGACGGACCTGCATGTGCTGGCCGGGCAATACGCCAATGCCATTGTCATGGGACATCCGTTTATTGACGGGAACAAGCGGGTGGGCTTTGTCGCTGCCGTCGCATTCTTGGAGATCAACGGTCAGAGCTTTCATGCGAATGAGGCTGACGCGGCGCTGCAAACACTGGCGCTTGCCGCAGGTGAGCTTAGTGAGTCCGCCTTTGTTGAATGGCTGCGTTCAGCCTGCTGCCCGCGTTGACAGCCCCACGCCGACATGGCGGCGATTGATTACTCGGTGGGGTTCACGATTACGGAGATCGAGGAGATTCTTGCGGTTCAGAAAGCTGAACTGAAGAAGACCCTTTCGGCCTACGCGAACGACGGCTCCAGCTACACGAAGCGTCGGATCGACGAGATTCACGAGATCATCGCCGCGTGCCAGTGCGCGCTGCGCAAGCTCGCCCCTGAGCGGTATCCCGCTGTCCGGCGCGTGGGCCTGAGCGGCGTCTTCGGGGTGATGGAAAAATGAACCGCATCTTTGCCAGACTCTTCGGGCGCATCGCCGCATCCGGCTCCTACGAATCGGCGAACCCCTCGCGCAGTCGCGGGCAGGTGCCCGGCTCGGCGCCGACGGACACGCGTAAGGAACTGACGAGCCACACGCGGCGCGAGATCGTCCGCCGCCACCGCTACCTTGCCAAGAACTCCGGCTTCACCCGAGAGATGGTGGCCGACATGGCGATCTACTCGACCGGCGACGGCATCCGCCCGCAGGCGCAGAGCGCGGATGAGGTGTGGAACAAGGCGGCGGAGGCCCTTTTTGCCCGCTGGGCGGCGATGCCGGAAATCACCCGCCGCTTCAGCTTCGAGGAATGCCAGACGCTCGTCTGCCGCGCCATCGACACGGACGGCGAGGTGTTCGCCCTCAAGGTGCGCGACGCGGCGAAGCGGCCCTGCCTCCAGCTCATCGAATCGCACCGCGTTGGCGATGCCGGGCTGGGCGAAGGCGGCAGCGACGGGATTCTTTTCGACACCTACGGCGCGCCGCGTGCCTACCGCGTCATTCAGGATGACGGCACAACGCGGGATGTGCCCGCGAACGCCGTGATGCACGTCTTCGAGCCGGAATCGCCATCAGGCGTCCGCAGCGTGCCCGCGCTCCAGCACTCGGTGAACCACATGCTGGACGAGCTGGAGCTGCTCGCGCTCGAAAAGCAGGCTGTGAAGGACAACGCGCAGATTTCCCGCGTCCTCAAGGTGGATGGCGGCAACCTGGCAGACACGGGGGACTTCGCCCTCGATTCCGGCCCGGCGGGCACGCCCGAGCAGAGCGACCCGGTGCTCGTCCAGAAGATCGTCGGCGGCAAGGTCGTGGGTCTCAAACCGCACGAGAGCATGGATACGCACCAGCCAAACCGCCCGAGCCCGGTCTTCACGGGCTTTCTGGAGCACCTGCGGCGTGACTCGGCCTCGGGCGTTCTGCCCTACGAGTTCGCGATGGATTCCTCGAAAATCGGCGGCGCGGGCGTGCGCCTCGTCGTTGCCAAGGCGGACCGGCGCTTCAGCTACCGGCAGCTGATCTTGATTCAGCGATTCCTGCGGCCCGTCTGGGGCTATGTGATTGGCGACGCCATCGAGCGCGGGGAGCTGGCAGCTGTCCCGGACTGGACCCGCGTCGCATGGGTCTGCCCAAGGCGAGTGACGGTGGACGCCGGGCGAGAGGCCCAGCAGAACCGCGCCGATGTGGAGACAGGCCTCAAAACGCTATCCGACCACTACTCGGAACTAGGCATGGACTTCCGCGAGGAACTGGAGCGGCGCGCTCAGGATGCGAAAGCGATCATGGAGACGGCGGCAAGATACGGAGTGCCGGTGGAAATGCTCTACCGGCCAAGCGGCATGCAGAGCATGGCTACGCCCAATGCTCCCGTTGACAAGCCTGCCTCGGCGTGAGCTTTGCTGACGCCATTCTTCGCCACGAACCCTTGCTTGTTGAACCGCGACTTCTGACCGCGTTTGTGGAGCGCTGTTCGGGGTTCACGGACGCCCTGAA